TAGATTGATACCATTCGCAACGACTAAACGCACCAACTTCCCAGCTCATCGCTGTTTCATCGTTACGCTTGGTTGCAAATTGGTTTAAACCTGAACCGATAATGTCAGGAACAGCTACATCTAATAAGTAACCTTTAGTTTCATTCTTGGCAGCACCGAAAGTTCTGAAGAATGATAAAGCTTTAGCTAATTGGTTAAAAGTTGTAATCGGGGTCACGCCATCACCATAAAAGCGGAATGTGCCGGTAACACAGTTTTGCGCAACGTTTGCTTCAACGTTTGCAGACAACTCTTCAACCGCAGATTTGGCAAATTTATCCCAATATTCTTCTACGTTGAATAATATTTGTTGGCTTGTGAAGTTGTAAGCAACGTTTTGTGCTTGGTTTACTTGCAATGTTTGTACGCGTTGTACAGAACCTTGGAAGTTTGCAACAAGAGATTGCGTAGTCACATAACGTGGTGGCAAATCAAAAGTCACAGTGTCGCCCAAGTTACCAATCTTATCTTCAAAGTTTAAGAATTTGGTATTTGAGGTTGTAATAAAACAGTTTAAATTTATTAAGTAAGCCAAGTCAGATTGTTGATAGGTGGCCACTTGTTGCAGAATATTATCGGCACCGCTCATAGGTATCCCCTAGTTTAAAAGCTTTTAACTATGGATAAGAACGGCTTGCATCAACCTCTGAATTTCGGATCTTTTCTCATGTCTCGGATTGAACGCTTACCAGTATCTTGTCCAGCCAAACCGGAAGATTTAATCTTGCTCAATGGAGATGGCGATTTAACATTGTTGGTAATAGCTGCCGTATTTTGCTTTATAGATTGAGATAATTTTGTCATCTCTTTCCTCGCCAAATCTTGCGCGCCCCTATCAATCAATGTCTGCAAATGCGTCAGGCTTTTTGGATTTTTACCCAGCTCATACATAATGTCTGGAGTGTTTTCCATTTGGCCTGCTAGTATTGCTATTTGTGGAAAATGTTTTGGACTCACATCGCCAGTAACTTCTTCAAAGTCCTCATATAATTGAGACCCTTGCTTCATCTTATCCAGGAATGTTCGCGCAAACTCATCAACCTGCTGCCGTTGCAATTGCTCTTCATACGCACGCTTATTAGCCTCCATCTCCTCTCTAGCAGCTTGACGTGCCTCTTCAAGCACCGCTTCTCTATCAAATTGTGGAGCTTGCATCCCACCAACACCACCTTGCGGCTGGGTTTGCTGGGCTAATAGTTGCTGCGCCTTCTCACGCTCATGCATCTTGGCCGCATAAATAGCTTTATCAACCTCGCCCTGTGGCACCATACGCTCTTGTTTTGGAACAGGAACTACCGTTTCCGCAGATTGCTGGCTAATATCTACGCTTGCATCTTCATTGCTCAAATTATAACTTCCTTTTCACTTTTAACCCTGGTGAGTCGGTTCACCGTATGACGTTACGTTTACGACTAGTTTTACAGTTCTAGTAACTTAAACCCGGGATAACCGGTTATCTCTAAGATTATACCTAATATCTAAAAAGTCAAGCATTTAACACTGTGCTACACTTAACTTATGTTTAATGAATTTAAATCCAGACCTTCTAAGGCTGTACCTAAGGCTCAAGTGATAGATGATTACATTGAATTTGGGCCGCGCTTACCTATTGCTCAGATTGCTCAGGAGCCGGCGCCTAAGTCACCATGTGAAATGTTACGTGATAGCTTTAATGATGCGGCATCTGGATGTATAGAAAGAACTAAGCAAAGATGCTGCCCTTAAAATTGTTCCACGTGTACATATATGTTATTATTTAAGCATGAATGAAATAAAGCAATGCAGCGTAAAGAACTGTTCCAGAAAATATCACGCAAAAGCGTTCTGCTTAATGCATTATAAACGTAATTTAAAATATGGCTCTCCATACGTGACGCAAAAAGATTTAAGTAGTCGCCATGAACACAAGAAAATGGAAGAAAAATTTTTAGCAAACTTTAATAACACTGAAAACCCTATCAGCTGTTGGATTTGGCAAGGAACAAAAACTTCTAGAGGATATGGGAGCATGGGATGGCGTGAAAATAATAAAATCGTAACAATAACAGCTCACAGATTTGCATGGGAATATTATAATAAAGATAAAATCCCACAAGGGCTTTTAATTTGTCATCATTGTGATAACCCATTATGTGTTAATCCTTCACATTTATTTTTAGGAACAGCAAAAGATAACATTCAAGATTGCATGCAAAAAGGCAGATTTAAAGGCGGAAGGAAAAAACCTAAAATCCACGTGGAACATGTCATTCCGTAATATCATTATCGCTTAAATCAACCGCTATATCTTCGCTATCGGAAGTATCCGCAATAGTTGGTTCAGTATCTACAAGAGGCTGCTGTGTTTGTAATGTATCTAGTTTTGTTTGTGGATCAAACAAACTTGGATATTTACTCATATCATTATAAACATCAGGGAAACGTTTAGATAATTGCCAAGGGTCTTGGATAGATGGGTCATATACCGCATACCAACCAATTGCCATTGCTTGAGCTTTAGCGAACAACGCCATTAAACTTGAGTCTTTGTTTCTTGGCAATGGCCCAAATTCCACAAAGAATGCTTTATCAGATTGATGTGGTATTTGAAATGGTTGATTAGAGCCATTTAACATATGGCCCACACAATCGCTATTATCGCCAATTTTATTATTTAAACGTAATGGGCTGTTTCTATTATTTATGCTGATAAGGGCTGCATGTTGACCGCTAGTTGGGTCTGTTATAAATCCAGGCACTGAACCACAAACCACAAATATATTAGGATTGGTAGGTAATGGCTGTAGAGCAAGGGCGATAGTTAACAATGCATCGAAACTTACTTGGTCTTGTAAGAATTGTGCTTTATCATCATTGCTTGCAATCATTTGGAAGTTTGGTTTGCCGGCCATGCCATGAGTTACAGTGCCTACAGCTTTTGGAAATACATCTAAGAATCCTGTAACAAAAGGAACAAAAGCGGTAGTATTGCTGTGAGCCGGATCTGCAAATCTTCTAATGTTGCTGGCAGTAATAGGATTACCTTTAAAATTAGGGTTATCATCGACATTAGGATTAAAATAATGAGACAGTAAACACTTGGCCCCAGCAAGAAATTGAGTGGTAACAGCATATATTGTTCCGTCCTGACCTGAATGTGGGTCGCATACAATAAACGGCGTTGTCACATCAAAGTTCCATGTTAAAACCCCACCACACACAATAGGCGTTTTATCATCTTTACTTATAAAACATACTGCATTATTAATCTCCTGCAACCGAATAGGCTCAAGATTAAGCTTCACAATCAACGCGTTCAATAATTGCATGCCAGCGTCACTTGGCGCGGTTTCATAATCATACAATGCATGTAAGAAAGCTTTTATATTGGCGCTCGTAGCATTTGTTGGCGGTGCAAATTTATCCTTTGCAGTCTTTTGACCAATATGTGGCCCTAAAGTTGTTGCAAAATCAGATTGAGCAATTGGAAACTGTGCTACAAATGGTAATGTCATCTATTCTTTCCTCTCACATTTGTTGTGATTGCTGCTGGCCTGCTTGTTGCTGTTGATTGACTTCAGCTTGATGCTTCATAACCTCAAAGGCTAATTGCACTGTATCACTCGCTGCTTGTGCTGCTTGGTTCTCTCTATCCATATGCAACCGTGCATGTGCTTCTTGTGCCTTTAATTCAAGCTCTAATCTCTTGGTTTCTGCATCTTCTTTCATGATTGCAGCTTTGGCGATCCCCAGAGAAAAATCGGCTTGTGTTTTTTGTTTGCGAGCTTCTGCTTCTAACATGGCTTTCTGTATCTCGGCCCCTGCAATCTTATCAGCATCTGTACCTTGTTGTGATGCCTGCTCTCTTTCTTTTTGCATTTGCGCTTGAAATTGTTCTGCCATATCCACAAGGGCTTCGCCACCATGAATATCGAGATTCTTAAGCAACGTTGGTAAACCTTGTCTATTCATAAACTCGGCAAATACAGGGCTTGCATTCATCATAGCTGTTAGTTGATCTATTGCTACTTGCTTAGCAACTCTGGCATTAACACCTGGTTCAATCTTTACATTAATTTCACGTGGGTCATAATTAAAATCAATAGCATTTTCCATCTGCTCTTCTTCAGCAGACTCTTCCTCTTCCATTGGTATTTCATTACCCATGCTTTGTTCTTGAGCTTTCTGGAGCATTTGCTTTTGTTGATTTACTTTTGGATACTCAGAATTAATAACCTGATAATCACGTTTACCATTAGGCAGCCTTATAGGAATGGTTCTTGGAGTATTGTAAAACAATGGCATTAAGTGAATAACAATCTCAGCACAGCGTTGCAACCCTTTGATATAGCTCATTAAATATGGAACAGCTGCCGCATTTGATTGCATCGCACCTTGTTGAATAGCCACACCACTTATCTGCTTATCATTTACCCCCAAGATTGCATCATAAGACCCAAGGATTGCTTGAGTTGTTGCATCACTACCTTGATAGGTTTCATAAACAAGAGGGGGTGTTGGAATACGTTGTACAACACTTGGCGCATTTAACTGTTGTTCAGTATTCTTAGGATTAAACTGATAATACGGAATGTTACTTGCAATCTGTGGGTTTTGATAAACCTTTTCATACTGTTTAGCCATGCCTTCAATTGGCATCATATAGGTTTGACGTGGCATATCTTCTAATTCTTGGCCTATGGTTTGACCTGCAAAGTTTTTCAACCTTTGAATGCCTTTAGCATGATATACATAAGGGCGTGTCATCTGGGTTATTTTCCCGCCATGAATATCCTGTACAAAAACAGAATTACCATCAAAAAACACAAGAGGTAGCATAGGGTAGTTAGTTTCATGGTGCTCTAATATTTCATTTTGACATATTCTGTAGAGGTCAATAGTTGTTACAACTGTTTCGCGCCTATCAAGGATTGGTGGTATTTGTTCAATTCTATCCCATTCTTTTACAGCTTTATTATAGTCAGACTCTAGTAACATTTCAGGCAAATATTCATTAGGTGCAATTCTAACCAGACGTTTTTTCTTTTGCACTTTACAATAATAATCTGCAACTAGAACAACCTTTACATCGTTATTCTTATAGCTCCAGTTAAATGATTCTATAGCTCTAGTAAAGTTAAATGTTTGGGCGCGAGCCTCGCCAAACTCCATAGCAAATTCTTGTTGGGTCATGGGAAACATTTCAAAGCAATAGTTGCCATCACCTTTATGGCTAGTTTTAGCGAGTGGGTCAAAGCCGCATAGTGTTGGATTGCTTACGCGTTCAATTTTTATCTTTTGGAGGAAGGAGTTATCATTAATATAATCTGTATAGACTTTAGCTACGGAAAAGCCGCCAGCGAGAGTATCAGAATAAATATCATACGTAAACTGATCGTTATCAGCACTAAAGAATATCTCATTAAGATGGGCTTGTATGACTGAAAGTAGCTTTTTATAATCATCATCAATTTTCCCGAGAGTTAAGCCTTCTGCTGCGTGCACATCAAGCTGCGGTTGCTGTTTAGAGAACTCGCCACGAAGACGGCTAATATATGCTTCCAAGATATTAAACTCTAAAGGCGGTTTGCCCATAAGGTTTAAATTGCTAATCTCAGCATCACTTAAGGATGACTTAAATACAAAGATGTAATATTCTTGATAACGCTTATAATTCTCAACAAAGGATTTGTATGCCTCTTCTACATCTTTTTTAATTTGTTGTAGATGATATTGTTTGCTTTCTTTCGGAGCTTGCATCATTGCGCCTGACATTAGGGGTTATCTCCTTGTTTCTCTTAACGAAGCCCTGCGTTTATCAAAATCTGCTGCTAAATTAACTAACATCGCCTCTTGACTTCTCTCTATACTAGCAGCTATTGCGCTTTGTGGCATGGCAAAGGTTAAACAATTAAACACTAATATGCCATTTGCATAATAAACATTATGCGCCTCCAATGTTAGATTGTAAACTTTGGTCATGGGCGCGCTTTCTGTTTGAACAAGTATAGGAACAACACGCCACTTTGCGGTATTTGTTCGCCAAAAATTCTTTATTGCACCAAGCGCAGATTTTGGGCTCGGTCTTTTGGCGCTGATAACAGCCTTTTTGCTCACAAGCATGGGAGCAATATTTGGCATCTGACATCCAGGCATCAAATATTGTATTGCATCTAATGCATGCGCATTTGACTGGCTCTCTATTTTGCCATGACTGTTTACCATGTTGTTTATGCCACTTAATGCCTGCTTCAGATTTATGCCATTCTGGGGCTTTAGCGATAGCCTTTGCAAGATGTTCTTTGTTTTGCTTTCGGTATTCTGGATCTGCAAATCTTTCAGCCATGTGAAACCGCAAATGTTCAGTTGTGGGCATAATTTCCAGGTTGGAAATATCGTTGTTGCGCCAGTCATGGTCTTTGTGATGAATGACGTGATTTTCTGGTATATCGCCATTATGGTCTTCCCAAACGCGACGATGTAGAAGGCGGTGCTTCGCATACCTATCGTACGACTGATAATATCTACCATTACTCTGAACTCTGAATTTTTCGCCTTTGTAAGTAACGGTTTCAACATCAACCACTTTAACTTTCTCCATGTAGAATATATCTCCATCTCAAAAGTTAATTGTAGCGCATCTAGCCGACATTCGCCAGTTTGCCATGTAAAAACCTTGTGCTCACCTTTACCGCAAAGAATTGAGCCGTTAGAAAACTTAACAGTTGTTAATAAATCTGTTTCAGATTCCCAAAGCTTTTTAATCTTAGTTTTGCCAAATGGAGTAATAACTTCATCATCAATCTTTAAATCTTGAATTGGAATTTGGCCTTTAGGTGTTTGAATTAAGGTATTTGCCACAAGACAAAGTGCATCAGCGCAATCACTGCTTCTAACGCCCCTGTGCTTCATATGCTCTTTAGATTCCATCTCAAGTCTAGAGTTAGAATCCACCCTATATTTAGTATTGCATAAATCTGCTTGTAATTCATCACTATCTGGCACCCGCACATCCTGCTCACCATTAAACCAGCTCAGCATCTCACCCCACATCTCAGCTTTTTTATTTTTATACTTTATGGCATCCAAGGGCTTAGAGCCAAAGTTAACCGGCACCACTATGTCGGGATTTCCGACTAACTCCTTCAACCTATCCACCACCCCAGCACCAAGGCCGCCAACATCGACGCATACCTTATGCGGTTTGTGTAGAAGTATAGCCTGATACACAATCCCCGCCATCTCCATAGTATCTTTCTTGATGAATGACCCGAGGCCATATGCAAGCCTACCATGTCTGAAAATGATGCAACTGCGGTCATCTCCAAACCTAGCAGGATCAACACCAAGAATAATAGGCCCGTAACCTTCAACATTAGTAGTTTTTCTTGCCCTTGTAACAATATCTGCTGGTATATAGTTATCCTCACCGCTTAGAACAAAAGCCTCAGCAGCACAGTTGGGATATTCTTGTTGGAAGGACTTTGTACCATCAACGCCATTAACTGACAACTCCGTTATCTTATTACGCCGCCATAACAGCTGCCCATGGGTTAAGCCATATTGGCTAATAAGAGCAAGCTCGTCACTGGTTGGCGCAAAGCTCAATGGCGGTTCAATATAATATTCATCTTGCCAATACCACGGCACAAAGATAGCTATAAAATCACTTAATCCAGCCTCAGCTTGTTGCCACATCTGGTGGAAGTAGTTGCCGACTCCATTAGCTGTAGACTCCATAATAATCTCTGTGCCGGCGGCGTTAGGGACTGCTTGCATAATTCCAGTCGCATGCTCGGCGGCATTATTCCAGAATGCAACTTCTGAGCCATGTAAAAGCTGAATCGTTGCACTTCGGCCAACGTTTTTGTTTTCTGCAGTCCCCAACCGATATCCTGAGTCGAGAATACCGAATACCAATTCTTTTGCATTTGATTTACTCACCTGTGGTTTAACTGGTTGTGGGGTGTGCTCATAAAAGCGTTGTGCCATCTTATAGAGATTATTTGTGGCCTCTAAGCTATGTGTTAATATAAATGCTTGGCACCCGAAAGAGTGTGTAACCTTATGATAGAACCTTCCGCCAATAAGTGTGCTGCATCCCATCTGCCTTCCTTTCAAAATTAGTGCACGAACTTTGCCTGTTTTGCCACGTTGTTCTTCTAGTTTTGAATGTATATATTTCTGTGCTTGATTAAAAATAAATGGTTCTATGCTGCCATCTTTGCGACGTATCTTCAAACAACGATTAGCATAATGCACCAAATCATCTTTAAGGCGCTGTTTAATCTGCAGGCGTTCATTATTCATTAGCTTCTCTATCTATGCATTCCCAGCCATAACATTGCATAATAATAATTTTATTAATGTATTGAGGATAATATCCTATACAATGACATGTTTGTTTAGACTTTTCACGCCCACTCAACACAATACACATCACAAATATTTGCACAACAAATAGAGCTAGTGGCAGAGACATCCAAAATATATGATTATAAGATTTATATAAGTCTTTAAGTTTTTGTTTGATCTGTAAACGCTCTGAAACCATTAAACTCTTTTTCCTTAATAAATTTATTAGCATAACAAGAATGACAAACAATAATCATGTAACGCACAATATCGTGATATGTTTTACCATCATGATAAATACCAATCTCCGGCTTTACACAATTAGAATTATGTTTAATCTGCAAATCGACACCAATCCGGCACCTTCATACTAGAGCGCATATAAATATCTCTAGCTTCTTCTTTTGTTTCTTGTATTAATCTTGCAAGCTTGTCTGATATCCACGGAGAATCAATTTCACCCAACATATCAACTAAGACGTAGTAACCAGCTTTAAGATTATCAACATGCTTCTTAATAAGCTTGTTTTGCTTTTCTTCTATAATTACAATTTCTTCTAAATCATTCATTGTCATCCGCCAATCGGTTCCAATAATGATAACTTATATTCCACTCGCGATAACCTATCTTCAATGCTTTGCAACCAATTTGAACGCTCTTTAACTTGTGCAATTAAATAATCTATTTCTGTTGCAGTATCTTTTTGTACCTTAATCATGCGCTCAACAAGCTCTTGGTTTGTCATTTCAATGCTTGTAAATCCTGCTCATGTACATTGATATTCATTTCTTGTTGTATTTGTTTTTTGTCGCCAAATTGTTTTGGTGCGAGTTTAGAAAGATGCCATTGTTGATAACGAAACTCTCTATCAAATTTATTCATTTCCTCAGTAATCGCAGGTAAATTATCAACTTTATCCCACAAGCTATCTGCTATTAAAATAGCCTGTTTTTCTTTGGCAACTAAATACTGGTCGGAAAAACTATCGTAGATACCTAACCATTCATTGATTGTATCATGATGAGGAAAGTCATCATATTTAGCACAAAGCTTTTTAATACTGAGCGCATTAGATGCAATCGCTCTGCATATTTTTGCCGCCAGTTCAGGCGTGTAATCTGTTGGCCTGCCTTTCTGCATATTCAATTATCTCTTTATATTTGTACATTGTTCTGCGACCACGCTTATATAATTTAGGAAAATCTTCATTTCCTTCCGCTAATAAATTAAAAGCATATTTTGACATTCCAAGTATTTCGGCAGCGCTTTTGGCGTAAATATATTCAGGGGTAAAAAGAAGATGAGTTTTTAAAATAGCCTCATCCGGCGTATATAATGTCGGTCTACCCATTACCATGATAACCACCTTTACCAAAAACCCATTTGTAACAATCTTCTAATGCTTTCTGTTGCATATTATGACAAACAATTAAATTAATAATATTGCGTTTTTTATTTGGTGTACAATCTGTAGGTCTTCCAACAGGATTAGCCACTACCTTAACCCTCTACGTTTACATCTCGCACATTTAATCTGTAATCTCAAATACCGTTTAATCGTTCTCATTGAAATTGAATATGCCATTATATCGCCCCCACAGAATTATCTTGCTCTCTCATCACATCAAACTTTCTAGGTTTAATCTCAAGCTTTGCCTTTGTAATCTCCAGCTCTTTCAAAAACTTCTCACTTGGATTCCAGATACCAGTTCTTGGTTCTAAATCAATATACTTAAAACGTAATGGCTCGCCAGTAAAAGGATCACGAACTATTTTATCTCGGCCCATCATTTCTTAACAGCCTTCTTCTTCTCTAATTCTGCTTTAATCTTAGCATCTTCTTGAGCCTTAAACTTCAAATACTCAACATCAGTATTAACCGCCGCATCTTGACTCGCCCCTAAATTAACCTTACGAGGCGCTATCGGCTGCATAAGAGCATATCGCTCACGAAGAGATGCCCTCTCAACCTTGGTCATAATCTCATCCGTACCATTAGGCCCCAAGAGCCCTGCAACACCCTTGTATTTCATACGCCATTCATCAGGCTTCATGCGAGGCTCATCAAGAACCGCGCCCAAAAGCTCTTCACTCACACCCAATTGCACAGCATAATTTGGCGGGGTATCAACAACGGTTTCATTCTGAATAACAGTAGGTTGTGCTTCAGATGATACCCCAGAATCTAATTTAACCTCTAAATCAGCTGTAACTTGTCGTAGCTGAGCATCAGCCAACACTACATCCAATGGCACCAACACAGGCGCATCCTCAGGTGTCATCTTGGATTGTATAACCTCAAGAATAGGCGCCTCTTCAATTTCAACCTTACCAGTAGCATCACAAATCCAACAATCTTTAACAATGCCGCCAATGGCAGCAACCTGCTTTAATCCACGGCATTTGTAACATCTCACATAACTTGTGGCCATTTAAAATCCTCTACACTACATATAGTGTTGCAAGTAGTATAGCTAAGGATATTAACCTTGTCAACTCTATGCCGCTTATCCTTATGCCGCCACCATTGGTCTAAGTGTATGCACAAGTGTTGACATTGTTATTAACATTGGCTAATCTTACACCATGAACAACGCAATTAAGGTAGCAATTATGAAAAAAAACATTATTAATCACAATATTATTATTAACATCACTAACAGCAAGCGCCCTAATATGCAAACAGGTGTGTATAGGCCGTTACGTTAATGGGCAGTGCACTGAGTGGGCTACAATTTGTGGATAAGGATTAAACCATGCTAACCAAAGAAAGCTTAAACGAGCAGCTAAAATACTATGAAGATGAGATTATAAAATGGGGTAATCGTTTTAGCAACATGTCGCAAGCAGACAAAGATATGGGTATGCAAGAAATAGCAATGAGTGTAATGCTGGACATGGATAAATGTCGTATGAAAACACTGGAACAAATAGCAAGATTAGAGGAGCAAACAAATGACTAAAAACGCAGAAGACCTTTGCAGGGTTTCAATAGAAGAAAACGCTTATCAACGAAAATTAAGCAGCGAAGAAGAATTTTGGGATGAGCAATACGAGGAAGACATGCGACGTTTTATGGAGGAAGAAGAGTGAATACAACAGAAAATAACATAACAACTGATGCTGAAGTTATGAAACGCATAGAAAAACATTTAGAGAAAATCATAATGTACAGTAGGATTTTGCAAGCTTATAAAACTCCTGGATTAAGCTTTAAAGAGATTAGAGAGCTAGAGACTATAATTATGAAGGAATATGAGGAATAACTTAGGTTGGGCCACTAGGAAGCCTTTGTGGCCCAGGAGTACGATTGCAGCTATAGGCTATCATGTTTATTCGAGCTCTTCAATTGTAACCACCAACTTACCACCCAATACCGGCACATGCCGTATAATGTGTAACTCATCAACCTGAAAATCATCTAAAAAAACCCTAGCATGTTGCAAAGAATCCCCAACCGCTTTTCCTAAGTTATCTAAATCCCTTTTCCTTCGATCAGGCGGATATGCATCTAGTGTCAACGAAACACTACCTCTAATTGGCTCATAGGCAAAGCCTAAAGCCATTACAGCCGCTTTTCTTGTATCCTTGCGATATTGGATGCCACGCTCACAAACGTAGAATCTAGAGCCTGTACGGCGCCAATACGTGTTCAAACTAGGTGGAAACCCTAACGTTAACATTATCATTGATTTTCCATAATGGTATAATTTTGAGCATGTAGCTTACATTGGTCACCCTTGGTGGCGCATTTACATTTAGGTTCATATGGCTTTATTTCAGCAAAACGCATTTTTTCTTCAAATGTTAAACCTTGGGTTTGCGCTTTATTGGCCAAATAAATTAATTCATCTCTTTGTTTTATAAACAATTAACTTCTCTCCCACATAGGCAATTCAGAATGTTCATCTTCAATTATTTCCTCGTATCTCACTAATGCTTGGCAATACATAATCCCATATTCACCCATACTGGTATTTATTACCATCGATGAAC